CTTTTTTTTGTTGAAACAAGTCTTTGAAACATTGGAACAATGCAGTTGTTTCATACCAGTTGTCTCGGTGAAAAATGCCGCCCAGACCGTAAGAATCACACCACCCTAAGACAAGTTATACAACTATATCTATATAGTACAAATAAAAGGAATATTTATATAATAATAGAGCGCGCATACGCACATATACGCGCGTAAGGAAATTTTTGTCCCACTTGTCTTCGTCAAAACACGCTCCTGCTTTCCAATGAGAAGTAGGAGGTGTTGATATGACAGATGTACAAAAGGCAGATATTATCCGTCTGCGCTCCGAGGGACAGTCATTTGGTAAGATTGCCGCTGCGCTTGAACTATCCGTAAACACGGTCAAATCATTCTGCACCCGAAATAAGGATAGCCGTCTTTGCTATTGCTGCGGCACTCCTATTATACAGCCGCCGCGCACCCGGCAAAAGAAGTTCTGCTCTGACAAATGCAGGATGAAGTGGTGGTATGCGCATAAGGATGATGTGAACCGCAGAGCTATTTATGATTTCACCTGCGCCTGTTGCGGAGAACCTTTTCAGGCATACGGCAACGATCATAGGAAGTATTGCAGCCGTCAGTGCTATTTGCAGTCCCGATTCGGAGGTGAACGGCATGGACTTTCAGAGTGAAATGATGTATCAGGCGACCATGAGCATCGCACGGAAGATGCTCCGTGACGGGCTGATTTCGGAGGATGAATATCGTCAGATTGATACAATGTTCATTGAGAAATACCAACCTAAAATCGGCACATTATTCGTTGACTTACAGCCGGAACAGAGGTAATATGGGATACTGAAAGGAGGGCTATTTATGCGTAGAATCACGAAAATAGAGCCTACAGAGCCCATATTGCCCAAGCGAAAACGAGTCGCTGCCTACGCTCGTGTGTCAATGGAATCTGACCGTCTGGCACATTCCCTTGCGGCGCAGATCAGCTACTACAGCGACCTCATTCAGAAGAATCCTGAGTGGGAATATGCTGGGGTGTACGCTGACAGTTTCGTTTCCGGCACGGAAACCGGCAAGCGGCAGGAGTTCCAGCGGATGCTGGCAGACTGCGATGCAGGAGCGATAGACATTATCCTCTGCAAAAGCATATCAAGGTTTGCCCGCAATACGGTTGACCTGTTGGAGACTGTACGCCATCTGAAAGATCTCGGCATCGAGGTGCGCTTCGAGAAAGAGAACATCAACTCCCTTTCCGGTGACGGTGAACTGATGCTTACCATTCTTGCCAGCTTTGCGCAAGAGGAAAGCTACAGCATTTCTGATAATGTGAAGTGGGGCATCCGTAAGCGGTTTGAAAACGGAGAAATGTGCTGCAAAAATCCCGTGTTAGGATATGAGTGGGTTGGCGATCAGCTAATCATCGTTCCAGAGGAAGCCGCTATTGTAAGGCGCATCTTCCAGAATTTCCTTGACGGGAAATCACGGCTGGAAACGGAACGTGAACTGAACGGTGAGGGCATCACGACCAAGAACGGATGCAAATGGCAGGATTCCAATATAAAATGCATTCTGACCAACATCACCTACACGGGAAATCTTCTGCTGCAAAAGGAGTACATTTCCAATCCTATCACCAAGAAGCGCAAGAAGAACAAGGGTGAGCTGCCACAGTACTTCGTGGAAGAAACACATGAGGCAATCATCGACATGGAGACCTTCCGCTATGTGCAGGCAGAAATGCAGCGGCGGCGGGAGTTAGGGGCTTTGGCAAATAAGTCGCTTAACACATCTTGTTTTACAGGAAAAATCAAATGCCCGTTCTGCGGTCTTAGCTATATGCACAACACACGCACTGACCGTGGCAACTTTCAGGAATTCTGGTCATGCGGCAATATGAAAAAGAAGGGCGGTCGCTGTCCGGTCGGCGGCAGCATCAATCATAAGCACCTGCGGGAAACCTGCGCAAAGGTACTGGGGCTACCGGAGTTTGATGATGATGCTTTCCTCGCACGGGTGGATACCGTACTCGTTCCCGCACGGGAAACGCTGGAATTCCACCTCACGGACGGTACGGTCACCACAGTCGAGTGCAGGAACACCGGGCATCAGGACTGCTGGACACCGGAAAGGCGGGCGGAAACAGCAAAACGGCGCAGAGACAGCGCAGCTCCGAATCGCCCAGATTCTACTTGCTTTACCAAGAAAATCAAATGCCTGCGCTGCGGTCTGAATTACCGCAGGGGTACACGGAAAGATGTGCATCATTGGAGATGTGCAGGCGCAAATGGATGTCTGAGCCTGCGGGAGGATGTTCTGAAAACAGTCACCGCCGAGGTGCTGGAACTTCCTTCATTTGACGATAACGTTTTTCTGGAACAGATCAGCCGCATAGAAGTCGATGCCGATGATACGCTGCGGTATGTCTATTACGATGGGCGCACCGAGGAACGGCAGTGGGTAACGCCACCAAAACCGGGGCGAAAATGGACGGCGCACCAACGTGAGGTCATGGCGCAGAAGGTCAGCGAAAGCTGGACACCAGAACGACGGGCGGATATGAGCGTCCGTGCAAAGGAAATGCGAAGGAGGGAGAAACTTGCCAAGAATCACTAAAATCCCCGCATCTATCAGCCGCTATACCTCAGCACCGATTGATGCTCCGGTCAAGCGGAAGGTTGCGGCATACGCCCGTGTATCGACTGACAACGAGGAACAGCTCACATCTTACGCTGCACAGATCAGCTATTATACCGACTACATCAACGGTCGTGAGGACTGGGAGTTCGTCAAGGTGTACACGGATGAGGGTATCTCCGGATGCTCGACAAAGCGCAGAGAGGGCTTTCAGGCTATGGTCGCCGATGCACTGGCGGGAAAGATAGACCTCATCATTACAAAGAGCGTCAGCCGCTTTGCCCGAAACACGGTTGACAGCCTGACAACCATCCGCAGCCTGAAAGAACACAACGTGGAGTGCTATTTCGAGAAGGAAAACATCTGGACGTTTGACGGCAAGGGCGAACTGCTGCTTACCATAATGTCGAGCCTTTCTCAGGAAGAAGCACGCTCCATTTCGGAGAACGTCACATGGGGGCAGCGGAAACGCTTTGCTGACGGCAAGGTCAGCCTTGCGTACAGCCGCTTCCTCGGTTACGACAAAGGAGCAGACGGCAAAATGGTCATCAATCCGGAACAGGCGGAAACTGTGCGGCTCATCTACGGGCTGTTCCTTGAGGGCATGACACCGCATACCATTGCGCTCACCCTGACGGAGAGGTGCATCAAGACACCTAGCGGGAAGGATAAATGGAACGCCACTACCGTCCGGCGCATCCTGACAAACGAGAAGTACAAGGGTGATGCGCTGTTGCAGAAGGAGTTCACGGTCGATTTTCTGACGAAGAAAACAAAGAAGAACTGCGGCGAAATCCCGCAATACTACATCGAGGACGACCACGAGGCTATTATTGATCCTGCCGTCTTCGATCTGGTGCAGCAGGAAATGGAGCGCAGGAACACAGGCACTTCCCGTTACAGCGGAGTGAGCATCTTCTCCAGCAAGGTGAAGTGCGCTGAGTGCGGAAGCTGGTATGGCGCAAAGGTATGGCATTCCACGGATAAGTACCGGAAAGTCATTTACCGCTGCAATCACAAGTACGGCAAGAAACGCTGCACCACACCGCATATCACCGAGGATGAGATCAAGGTGCTGTTCCTGAATGCCGTGAACCGACTTCTGAAACGGCGTGATGAACTGATCGCCAATGTCAAGCTGATCTGCAAGGTCGTCAGCGACACATCTGAGCTGGAAACGGAGCGCACGAAGTATGCTGATGAAATGACTCTGGTCGCCGATATGGTGCAGGCGGCAATGGTGGAGAACGCCCGTGTCGCCCTCGACCAGAACGAGTATCGGCGGCGGAACGATGAACTGGCAACCCGCTTTGAGGAAGCTAAGAAGAAGTATAATGAGCTGTCCGAGCAGATCACCGAGCGAGAAATCCGTGGGCAGAACCTGCGGCATTTTCAGGAAACACTTGAAGCCCTGAAAGGCACGATCACTGAGTTTGACGGTGCGCTTTGGGGCGCATTGGTAGACTACATCACAGTCTATGAGGACGGCAGCAGAACGGTCACGTTCAGGGACGGGACAACGATTTGAGGTATAGAAGCAGAAAGGCACTCCGCCGATGTGGAGTGCCTTTTTGTCGTTTTTTGTGCAATAGGGCTTGAAAAATGGTAGCATATCATGTATAATAGAAGAAAGTATATGTCACTATGTCGTTCTATAGCTTTTTTATTTACATGGGGGGATATTGATGAGCGTTCTTAATGACAGCAGCATTACAATAATCGAGGCTATGAAAAACATTAAAGCCGGGAAATATGTCATGCCTGCATTTCAGAGACAGTATGTCTGGAGCATGGAACAGATAGAAAAACTATGGGATTCCATTCTTCTTGACTACCCTATAGCTACATTTTTGTTTTGGCACGTAGATGAAAACAATGTATCTTCGGATACCTACTTTTGTGATTTTCTTTCCGAAGTTACTTTTGACAGCCGCAAACAGTCTGATAGTCCCAATTATGAGCTTTCAAGCATAAACACAAGTATCACTGATACCGCCATCCTTGATGGTCAGCAGCGTCTGACATCGCTTTATCTCTCGCTTTTCGGCACAGCGTATATTCGGCAGAAACACGCTCGCAAAAACACCAAAGGCGGCACTCTCACAAAATTACTTATAGAGCTTAATAAGCATAAACTGTCGGTTGACGAAGAAGAATATAACAGTAAGAAATTTGATATCAAATTCAGCGAAAAAGTCGGAAGGCTCAGTCCCACCCAATTTGAAATTAGGAATATCCTTCAGGACAGATTTCAATCTGATGAAACAAGAGAGCAGGCTATTGAAGATGCTATTGCCAATGTTCCATCTGATAGTAAAGAGTATGCCAGAAATATCCTGAAGAAGCTCTACGAAAAAATATGTGTTGAAAAGCTCATAAGATTTACTGAAATTCAAGATATGAAGCAGGACGATGCACTTGAAATGTTTGTAAGATTCAACAGCGGCGGAAAGGCTCTGAAGAAGGCTGAGATTACAATGTCTATTCTTGAAGCATACTGGCCGAGTGCTAAATCTGAATTTGGAAAGCTTCTTGTTGATTCTTATAAAGATTTTGGATCGGATTTCATTGTTCGTTCTGCTCTTATGCTCTATGGTGATGTTGTAAAATCCAATATCAACAAACAAATAGCAAATGATCTAAAAAACAATTGGAGTGACTTTGAAAAAGCATTGAAGGCTCTTGAAGCTGTATTAAAGAGCATGAAAATCGAAGTAAGCAGATTTTCTGGTAGTTGGAATGTATTGCTGCCTATTCTATATTTCATATACTACAACCCAGATTACAATAATAACTGTGAAGATATCCGCGCATACTTGATGAGGGCGATATTATTTACATACTTCCAGTCAGGAACAACGAGCAAGCTACAGCAAATGAAGAGCTATATAAACAGCTATGACTACGAGATTACAATTGATATGCTTGATCAGATTACTGATTTGCGTGTAACCGATGGTAAAATAGAAGATATCATCAATTCTGAAAAGGGCAGCAGAGTTGCAGGAGAAGCATTGTATTATCTCAGCCTTGAATGGGTAAATAAAAACTTTAAATATGAACAGGATCATCTTCATCCAAGTGACCGTTTTGATATGAGTAAGCCTGCTGGTGTCACTATGGAAGATTGGAAAATCTGGAGAGGGAATAGAAACCGCCTGCCGAATTTACAGCTTTTGGAAGGCAGGAGCAATGGCAGTAAAAATGATATGCCTTTGATTGAATACTATAATGACATGAACGACGAGCAAAAAGCAGTATTTCTAAGACAAGCTCTTATTCCAGATGGAGTATCTTTGGAAATAGGTAGTTTCGGCTCTTTTTATGATAAACGGAAAGAGTTGCTAACAGAGCAACTTCGTTCGTTATTAGGTTAACTTGTCGTTTACTACTTGAACAGGAGTGATATGTATGGTTTCAGAAGAGTTGAAAGCTATCATTGAAACGCTCAAAAATCAAGGCCAGCAAACTGAGAGTGAAATGGACTTTTTCGAGGCAGCTACTGAAGAGCAAATCTCTGACTTCGAAAAGAATAACAATCTTTCTTTCCCTTCTAAATTCAGAGAGTGGTTGCTATTTTCTGACGGTGGTGAATGTTTTTTACCCGCAAGTGTTCAGTTTTATGGTGTTGCACATAAGCCCCTTATTGATGTTAACAATCAGACCAGACCTGATGACAGTTACGTTGTGATTGGCGGAACGCCGAATGGTGATCCTGTATTGATAAAAAAGGATGCAGAAACCATTTCAATTTATAATAAAGAGGAAGGTAAAATTGAAGAAGAGGAAGTATACGATGACTTCTTTGCATTCTTAAATGGTCTCTATGACTATCTCGGCATGGGAGAGTGATCCTATGGCAAGAGATAATGCTGCTTGTAACAGAGCAATCAGAAAAGCATGGGCGCGCGAGCGGGAACTTGTTCTTGCTGGAAAAGGCTCACGAAATTGGACACCAGAGCAACGAGAACAGCTCATCACTAAAGGCAAGGTATATGATGCCGATGGAAAAGCCTTTATTGGTCAGCATATGAAAAGCGTCAGCGGTTTCCCTGATAATCAAGGTGATGCAGATAATATTCAACTCCTATCGCTAGAGGAACATTTTGAAGCACATAAAAGAAATTGGCAAACTGTAACGAACTGGTATTATGATCCAGACACAAAGATATTTTATGATTTCGATGTGTATGATTATAGCAAATTCCCTCCCGATGACTACATTAATTTTCACCCCGAAGAAGCTCTAATACCGATTGAATCTCCCTCGGAGGAGCCACAGAACAAGCCGGCGGAAGAGAAAAGAACGCCAGAGCCAAAAACTGAAAAGACCAAGTCTGACAGTTCGCCGCAAAAACAATCAACGACAGCGAAAAAAGCAACTCCACCTGAAGCGGCTGCTACCGGGACAAAGGCCACAAAAAAAGAATCCAATGCTGTTAAGCGATTTAAGAGCATATTAGGTGCTATGGGAAGAGGGGCTAAGAAATTAGGAAAAGGTGCAATAAAGTACAGAAAAGAAATCGGCATTGGGCTATTAACTCTTATTGGAATTGCAGCAGAAGAACAAATAAGAAAAAGTGGTTCTGAATCAAACGGACACGGATTCGATAATGACGATGATAAGCCACCATTCAATCCGCTTTCTGATTCTGATGAAGCCATTGACGATATAATGGAGGAAGAACAAAATTCTGACATATCAGATGGCATTGGTGGAACGCCTAAAAGCCCCGGTCCGCGCAGAGGATATCTTGGCCACCGTTGGAAGAAAAATGACGATGGAGAATTAGAATTGCAAGAGACATGGATTAGGGAGACGTATGTTCATCCGGAACAAAAAGAAGATGATGATTCCGATGAATAATAAAAATATAACGGCACTGCGCTAAAACTGGCGTAGTGCCGTTCTTTTTTGCCCTTATGCACCCAACGGCTACATTTGCACCCGTTGGGTGCATTTTTCGTGTATGCGTTAAATTGTATCAAAATAGCAACGGCAATAGATCCTGCCTGCGGTACTGCGGGCTTCCTCGTTTCCGCGGCTGAGTATATCCGCAAGCACTACGAGGACACTATGACCGACGAACAGTGGGAGAACTTCTCAAACAAGACCTTCACAGGCTATGACACCGACCACACTATGCTCCGTATCTCTGCCATGAACCTTATGCTGCACTCTATCACCAACCCCGACATTGACTACAAGGACAGCGTTTCCAAGCAGAACAATGTCAGCGGCAAGTATACCGTATGTCTGGCGAATCCGCCTTTCAAGGGCACTGTTGACGCTGAGAGCATCAACGACAACCTCAAGGCTGTCACCAACACGAAAAAGACGGAGCTTCTCTTCCTTGCGCTGTTTCTGCGCCTGCTCCAGAAGGGCGGACGCTGTGCGTGTATAGTTCCCGACGGCGTGCTTTTCGGCTCGTCGAAGGCTCACAAGGCTATCCGTCAGGAGCTTATCGAGAATCATCAGCTCAAAGCCGTTATCTCCATGCCCAGCGGCGTTTTCAAGCCCTATGCGGGAGTTTCCACGGCTGTGCTTGTGTTCGTGAAGACCGATGCAGGCGGCACGGATAATGTGTGGTTCTACGATATGAAGGCGGACGGCTTCTCCCTCGATGACAAGCGTTCGGAGATAGCCGAGAACGATATTCCCGATATTATTGCCCGTTTCCATAACCTTGACGGTGAAAAGGACAGGGAGCGCACCGAGCAGAGCTTTTTCGTGCCGAAGCAGGAGATAGTTGACAACGACTATGACCTGTCCATAAACAAGTACAAGAAGACGGAATATGTGGCGGTGGAGTACCCTCCCACGGGCGAGATAATGGCAGACCTTGACGGCTTATATAAGGAACTTGGCAGTGTGCTGTCAGAGTTGGGGGGATTGCTGAATGGCTAAATATCAAACAGTTTGCCTAGGTGATGTTACAGATTTAATCACTAAAGGGACAACACCAACTACATTGGGCTTTTCATTTCAAGATGAAGGAATTAACTTTGTGAAAATTGAATCTATTACAGAAATAGGTACATTTTTACAAGAAAAATTTGAACACATATCAAATGATTGTAATGAGAAATTAAAACGCTCACAATTAAAAGAAAATGATATTCTTTTCTCAATCGCAGGAGCTATCGGAAGAACAGCTTTTGTTACAAAAGATATATTACCTGCTAACACAAACCAAGCATTAGCCATTATTCGATTAGACGATGACAGATTATTGCATGAATATGTGATATATGCGCTAAAATCAGATTTGATATATAAGCAGTTTGAAAAGCAAAAGCAAGGAGTAGCTCAATTAAACATATCTTTGAAAGATGTATCTGATTTCATAATCCCTCTTCCACCTCTCGAAACCCAGCGCCAAATCGCCGCCAACCTCGACAAAGTAACCCACACAATTGACCTCTGCAACGCTATCCTTGAAAAGCTTGATATGCTCGTCAAATCACGGTTTGTGGAGATGTTTGGTGAGCCGATTGACAATCCTATGGGTTGGGAAGTAAAACCACTGAAAGAACTGTCAACCTTAATTACGAATGGAAATACGCCTAAAGGCGGCAGTGAAAACTATGTAGAAAGCGGTATAACTTTTTTGCGTAGTCAAAATGTATGGCGTAATAGAATTGACCTTTCTGATGTTGCTTATATAGATGAAGAAACTCATCAGAAAATGAAAAAAAGCATCGTTAACCATAATGATATTCTTATCACCAAAACAGGAAGAATCAATACAGAAAATAGTAGCTTGGGAAGAGCGGCTTTATACTTAGGAGAGGACGGTTCTGCAAATATTAATGGACACGTTTATCTTGTAAGATTGAACAGTTCGGTTGTTCCTGAGTACGTTGTAACGATTCTTACAGGCGAAGCATACAGGAAATATATTCGTAAAGTATGCGTAGGAGGAATTGACAAGCGGCAGATAAACTTAGATCAGGTTGAAGATTTTCCTATTATTCTTCCGCCTATTGAACAGCAAAAACAGTTCGCTGACTTCTCCAATAAAATAGACAAATCGAAATCAGCCGTAAAAAAGCTGCTCGAAAAGGCTGAAACACTGAAAAAAGCTTTAATGCAGGAGTATTTTGGATAATGAAAGATTTAAAGAAAAGAATAGAATCAAACATTTCAACACCGATTATATGGTATGCTATCATTCTAGCCACTGCAGTTGTATTTCTTATAATTTCCAGTATTATTACACATTTTACGAGCGATTCAAACTGGTGGGGGCTTTTGTTTCTCAATTTTGGATATGGTACATTTGCTTCATTTGTTGTTTCTTTATTGATTGATATTGGAAACACCAGAAGAAATAATAAAATACTTGATTCCAAATATGATTTGCTGACAAGCGAGTGTAAAAACGATTGCAGCAAATTAAGCGCTTATGCATATCATCGTTTTAAGTCTCTTTATAAGTCTGAGAAAGAAATAATTTTTGAAGATTGTGTCGATAGAGTTCTTAATCCTGAATATGATCATACGAAAATAAACGAGATTGACCATGAATTTGCATCTTCGGAAATTATTTTTTCAATTAAAGAATTAAAAAAATCCGCGGACAGGCTTATTGATATGATTCCATTTTGTTATGATGAAAAAACAAATGCAAACCTTAGGGATAATATTAAGAATATTTCTGCTGCTTGCAGAGATTTTGATTATTATTGGGCACATAGAAACAAAAAATATGATAGATTATTAGAAACAGTAGGGATTTTAAAAAACGCAATAATCAATACTTTTCCAGAGCTGAAAGATGAATTTGAAAAGCCGTATATCATTTACAATAGTAAAGATGTAAAATAAAAAATGAGGAGAGTGAGTTTATGACCAATTTTGAGTTTCTGAGCAATATAACTGAATATGTCCTGTTCGCGCAGGCTGCCATAGAAGCCGAAAAGGTCTATGCCTCCTCTCCTGCCATGTGTGCGGTGGGCTGCCGCAAGGCTCTGGAACTTGCCGTGAAATGGGTGTATTCCGCAGACAAGACCATAGATATGCCCTATAAGGATAACCTCCAGTCCCTGATTCATGAGCCGACTTTCCGCTTTGCTCTCGACGATAAGACATGGGGAAAGCTGCCTTTCATTATCCGTCTTGGCAATCTGGCAGTTCATACGGAAAGAGCAGTCAATAAGTCCGATGCCCTTCTCTCTCTGGAAAGCCTGTTTGAGTTCATCGAGTGGGTTGATTACTGCTACGGCGCGGACTATGTGGAGCGGCATTTTGACGCCGCCCTTATCCCCGATGAGAAGGTCTCCGTGGACTCTAAGAAGATAAAGGAGCAGGAGTCCCTCATCGAGCAGAAGGACAGCGAGATAAAGGCTTTGCAGGCTAAGATAGCCTCTATGTCCGCAGCTCTCACAGCTGGCAAGGAAGCAAAGCAGAAGCAGCGCAGCTTTAAGCCTGCCGACCTCTCGGAGTTCAAGACACGCAAGATATATATCGACGTTGATCTGAAGTTCATGGGCTGGAAGTTCAGCGGTACTGACGCCGACGTGTGGGAAGAGTACGAAGTCAACGACATGAACGGCGTTTTCGGTCAGAAAGGCTATGCAGACTATGTTCTCTTCGGCAGGGACGGTCTGCCCCTTGCTGTCATTGAAGCCAAGCGTTCAAGCAAGGATCCCAATATCGGCAGAAAGCAGGCTGTGCTCTATGCTGACTGTCTGGAGCGCAAGTTCGGCAGACGTCCCATGATGTTCACCACAAACGGCTTCGAGACTTATTTCTGGGACGATGAGACCTCGCCGCAGCGCAAGGTAAGCGGATTCTTTACAAAGTCCGACCTTGAAAAGCTGATGAACCGCCGTGAGATGCGTAAGAAGCTGTCAACTATCCCCATAGACGACAAGATAACCGACCGCTACTATCAGAAAGAAGCTATTCGTGCTGTATGCGACCATATCGAAGAGGGCTTCCGCAAGGCTCTGCTGGTAATGGCTACGGGTACTGGCAAAACGAGAACAGCCTCCAGCCTGACCGATGTTCTCAGCCGCGGCGGTTATGTTACGAATATACTGTTTCTCGCCGACAGAACAGCTCTTGTCAAGCAGGCAAAGGATGATTTTAAAAACTATCTGCCTGATATGTCCCTTTGTAATCTGTGCAGCAATAAGGACGACAGGAACGCACGTATCGTGTTCTCGACATATCCCACCATACTTAACTCCATAGACAATACCAAGACCAAGGACGGTGTGCCACTGTTTTCGCCTGCACACTTCGACCTTATAATCACAGACGAGAGCCACAGAAGTATCTTCAAAAAGTACCGCGCCATATTCGAATATTTCGACGCTATTATGGTAGGACTTACTGCAACTCCCAAAATGGACGTTGACAGGAATACATATGACTTCTTCGAGGTCGAGAACGGAGTACCTACCTATGCCTATGATTACGAAACGGCAGTGTATAAGGATCATGTGCTTGTTCCTTACTATAATTACGAAGTCAAGACCAAGTTCCTTGAGGAAGGCATAACATACGATGACCTTTCTCCCGAGGATAAGGAACGCTATGAGGACGACTTTGCTGAGGACGGATATGTTCCTGATTTTATCCCGTCTGCTCAGCTGAATAAGTTTGTATTCAATGAAAAGACAGTGGATACTGTATTGCAGGACCTTATGGAGCGAGGAATCAAGGTCGAGGGCGGTGACAGACTGGGCAAGACTATCATTTTCGCTCAGAATAAAGACCATGCCGAGTATATCGTACAGCGCTTCAATAAACTCTATCCGAAATATAACGGCAAGTTTACTCATCGCGTGACCTGTGATGATACCTACGCCCAGACTATAATAGACGACTTCAAGCAGAAAGATATGCCTGTTATAGCTGTATCTGTAGATATGATGGATACAGGTATTGATGTACCTGAGTGCGTAAACCTTGTATTCTTCAAGAAAGTACGCTCAAAGACTAAGTTCTGGCAGATGATAGGCAGAGGTACACGACTCTGCAAAGGACTGTCATGCATTGACGGTATAGACGGAGAGTATACGGATAAGTGCCGCTTCCTCATATTTGATTACTGCGGAAACTTTGAATACTTCAGAGAACATATAAACGATTATGACACAGGCGAGACAAAATCTCTTACCGAGAATATCTTCTGTAAGCAGGTACGGCTTATACACAGCCTGCAGGAAAGTGCATTCTCAGCCAAGGAATATCAGGACTTCCGTTCTGAGCTTGTGAATACCTGCCATATAGGCATATGCAGCCTTTCAGATGATCTTGTATCAGTTCGCTTGCAGAAGCAGTATGTCGAGAAATTCAGGAACAAAGAAAGCTTTAATGAGCTATCAGAGATGGATAAGTATGAGCTTACAAAATTTATTGCTCCGCTTATAACGTCAACAGATACAGATGAATATGCAAAGCGTTTCGATAATTTCATGTACGGATTTATGCTTGCACATTTGGAGCAGCTGCCTACACTGAAATATATGAAAGGGCAACTGATTTTAACAGCTGAACTGCTTGAGAGGAAGTCGACTATACCTCAGATCCAGCAGAAGATAACTCTTATAAAGGATATTCAGAATGATTCCTTCTGGGATAATGTGAGTATACTTACAATGGAAATGATACGTAAGGAACTTAGAGACCTAATGCAGTTCCTTCGTGGTGGAGATGAGCCGAAACCTAAGATATTCACCAATCTTGATGATCCTGTTATATCTAATCAGGAAGGACAGGCGCTCGGACCTGCATATGATTTTGCAGATTATCGCAAAAAAGTCAACCGCTATATAGAAGAGCATAAGGATGATACTGTTATTTATAAGCTTAATCATAACCAACCGCTTATGAAGGCTGATTATGATGAGCTTGAAAGAATACTTACACAGGAGCTCGGCGACAGTAATGACTATAAGCGTGAATACGGCGATACGCCTTTTGGCCTGCTCGTGCGTAAGATAGCAAAGCTTGATCATGATAGCGCAATGGCTGCATTTTCGGCGTTTATCAACGACGAGTCACTTAATCAGAAGCAAATAGAGTTCATCCTGAAGATCATTAACCATATCGAAAATAATGGATATATCGAAGATGTAAAGATCCTGATGAAGCCTCCGTTTGACAAACCATATAGCTTCATAAAGATGTTTGATCCTAAAACAAGAACAGCTCTCTTACAGACTATAGAAAGCATAAAGAATAATGCTTTGAACGTATTGGTTTGATAAGATAAGTCTAAAAATATATGAGCCGGGGCTTAATGCCCCGGACTTTATAATTTTTATATGCTTTATAATACGCTGATTAAGCAAGCGATAGAAAGGAATATAGGCACAAATAATGGAACAGAGAGAAATAATTGACAGAGACACCTATAAAAAGATCAAGAAGATGAACCGCGATGAGCTTACAAAGTTCATTCTTCAGTATGGAGACGAACTTCTCGGAGAACAGGGCAAAACCATTGATCTCCCGGCTCTTGAGGCAGAACTCAGTAAAATCAAAGGTATCGGCGGTAAGCGCCTTGATGAGATAATGACTGTTGTTGAGAAATTCTTACAAGAATAATTATATCAAAGATTTATGGGACGGCTTGAAGCCGTCCTTTTAGTTATAATAGTATTTACCTTTAATCCTGCTTCGTGTTACAGAGTAAAGTACCTCTTTACTTTCATAAAAGGCTATGGTATAATTTAAGCAACAAAAAGTATTAAAGTTCATCACCGCGAAAGTGGGGGTGTGGAGATCAAAATATTGAAAATTAGAGACGATTACGTTTTTTT